TTAAATAAATTTTCACCTAATCGCCAATTAACTACTCAAGATATAGTTATGGCAAAACTTTTTAACTAAAAAAAAACTAAACTATGGCAACTACAACAAGTATTACTACTACTTATGCTGGAGAATTTGCAGGAAAATATATTTCTGCTGCGTTATTATCAGGTTCAACTATCGCCAATGGTGGTATCGAAGTTAAACCAAATATTAAATTTAAAGAAGTTATCAAAAGAATTGCAACCGATGCTATCGTAAAAAATGCAACTTGTGATTTTGATGCTACTTCTACAGTTACATTAACTGAGAGAATTATCACACCTGAGGAATTTCAAGTTAACCTACAACTTTGTAAAAAAGATTTTAAGTCTGATTGGGAAGCTGTACAAATGGGTTATTCAGGATTTGACAATTTGCCACCTGCTTTTGCTGATTTTCTTTTGTCTCACGTTGTAGCAAAAGTAGCTGAAAAAACAGAGCAAAACATTTGGAGAGGTGTAAACGCTACTGCTGGAGAATTTGATGGTTTTCAAGTCCTTGCCACTGCTGATGCAACTGTTATTGATGTAGCTGGTGTTTCTGGTGGTGTTACTGCTGCAAATGTTATCGGAGAACTTGGAAAAGTTGTTGATGCTATCCCTGCTGCTCTTTACGGTAAAGAAGATTTGTATCTTTATGTTTCTCAATCTGTAGCTCGTGACTATGTACGTGCTTTGGGTGGATTTGGAGCAAGAGGATTAGGAGCTAACGGTACAAACGCACAAGGTACACAATGGTTCAACAACGGATCACTTTCTTTTGATGGTGTTAAAATCTTTGTTTGTAACGGAATGACTAACGACTGGATGATGGCTGCTCAAAAATCTAACTTATATTTTGGTACAGGTTTATTGGCTGATGGAAACGAAGTTAAAGTTATTGATATGGCTGACATCGACGGTTCTGAAAATGTAAGAGTTGTAATGCGTTTTACTGCAGCTGTTCAATACGGTGTAGGTTCTGAAATCGTACTTTACACTCCAACTGCATAATTATAGCAGAATACTAAATTTAAAGGGTAGGTAATAGTACCTACCCTTTTTTATTAACTTTAAAATATATATAAATATGCCTTGCGATATATCATTAGGAAGAATAGAACAATGTAAAGACAGTGTAGGAGGTTTGAAAGCGGTTTACTTCATTAATTGGGGCGACGCTACAACCGTAACTTATTCATCAACTGCCGGAAGTGAAGATGTAATTGTAGCTTTGGGGGGAACTCCAGTAGGTTACAAATATGAATTGAAAGGAACTTCATCTTTTGAACAAACTTTGACAAGTTCGAGAGACAACGGTACTACATTTGTAGAACAAAAATTGACTTTAAATTTAAAAAAATTGTCTATTGCTGACCACAAACAAATTAAACTTTTAGCTTATGGTCGTCCTCAAATAATTATAGAGGATAATAATGGCAATTGGTTTATGGCAGGTTTGACTTTAGGAATGGATTTGACAACTGCTGCAATCACTACGGGTGCTGCTATGGGTGATGCTTCATCTTATAACTTAGAATTTCAAGGTATGGAGCCTAAACCAGCTAACTTTATTGTTCCTGCTGCAGGTACATTAACTACTGCTGTATTAGCTTCTATCGTTGTAGGTTCTTAATTAATCTTAAAAATATATAACTATGGCGTGCGATATTAGCCTCGGAAGAATCGAACAATGCAAGGACAGTCTGGGCGGCTTGGCTGCTGTTTATTTTATAAACTATCAAAGTTTAGAGCCTATTATTTATGGTGGTGGAAATAATTCGGATGTGATAGAATCTATTTTAGACGATTCAGCTGCTACTGCTTATAAATATGAATTGAAAGGTACTTCTACATTTGAGCAAACTGTTACAAGTTCAAGAGAAAATGGAAGTACATTTGTAGAGCAAAAATTAACTTTAAATTTAAAAAAGTTAACGATACAAGACCACAAACAGTTACGTTTATTAGCTTACGGAAGACCTATTATAGTAGTTCAAGACAGAAATAATAATTATTTTATGGCTGGATTGACTAAGGGAATGGATTTAGTAACTTCAAACATTACTACGGGTGCTGCAATGGGTGACTTATCTGGTTATTCATTAGAATTTCAAGGAATGGAATTAAAACCTGCTAACTTTCTCGATGATTTGGGTGCTGTTTTAAACATTATTACTGGATAATTTTTTGTTTGTTATTTTTAAAAAGGTGTACTTTAATAGTGCGCCTTTTTTGTTTTTAAAACAATTTTACTTTTAAATTATTATTATAAAAAAATATTATGATAATTTTAAAAGAGCAAGGTGGGGTGCAAACCATAAAATTTATTCCGAGAATTTACTCGGCTGATATTCTTGTTTTAAGAAATGAAACTACAAATGTTTCAACAACATATAATCCTACTTTTACAACTGACGGTTATTATTTGAAATGTGATTTAGTTTTAGATTTAAAAGAAAATACTTTTTACAATTTAACGGTTTTAAATAGTGCTTTACCTTTCACGGCTGATAATAATACTATTAAAGTTGATAGTGATATTTTAACTGCTGATATGTCAACATTTAGCGATGAAAATTCTTTAGTGTATAGAGATAAAATCTTTTGCACCAATCAGAATAAAGACGATTATACTGTTAATAAAAATCAATATGTAGCAAACACTACAACAAACGAATTTAAAATATATGAGTGATATATCAATAGTTAATTTATCGGCTTATACAAGTCCTGTAATACAAGAGAATAAGAGAAATGAATATATCGAGTATGGAAGTGATAACAATTACTTTCAATATTTGATTGACAGATATTTATATTCTGCTACAAACGGAGCTATTATTACAGGTATTTCTAATATGATTTATGGCAAAGGATTAGACGCTTTGGATTCTAATCGTAAACCGAATGAATTTGCACAATTTAAGTCTATTGTTAAAGATTCAGATATTAAAAAAGTAGCATTAGAACGCAAACTTTTAGGAATGGCAGCGATGCAAATCGTAATGGAAAAGAAACAAGTAAAACAAGTTCTACATTTTCCTATGCAAACTTTAAGAGCAGGTAAATGCAATGATAAAGGACAAATTGAAACTTGGTATTATCACCATAATTGGAAAGAAAAAAAACCGTCTGAAAGCCCTAAACCTATTCCAGCGTTTGGTTTTGGAAATGGGAATGAAGTAGAAATTTATATTATAAAACCTTATGTTAGTGGATTTGATTATTATTCACCAATTGATTACAGTGGTTCATTACCTTATGCTTTATTGGAAGAAAATATTGCTGACTATCAAATTAATGATTGTCAAAATGGCTTTAGTGGTACAAAAGTAATTAATTTCAATAACGGTGTGCCTACTGCAGAAATGCGGGAGAAAATAAAACGTGATACTCTTTCAAAATTAACAGGAGCAAGGGGCGAAAAAGTGATTATTGCTTTTAATGCTAATGCTGAAAGTAAAACAACGGTTGAAGATCTACCTTTAAATGATGCACCTGCTCACTACGAATATTTATCAAAAGAATGTTTTGAAAAATTAATTGTAGGGCATAGAGTTACAAGTCCTATGCTTTTGGGAATACGTGAAAGTGGTGGCGGTTTTGGTAATAATGCAGACGAGATTAAAACAGCAACTTTGTTATTTGACAATATAGTTATAAAACCTTATCAACTTGAAATAACCAACGCATTAGACGAAATTTTAGCTATTAATAGTATATCATTAAAACTTTATTTTAAGACGATACAGCCGTTAGAATTTGTTGATACTACGGGAATGAACGCAGAAACAAAAGAAGAAGAAACTGGCGTGAAAATGAGTTCACATTTAGACGAAATTAATTTAGATGAATTTGGAGAAGAAATTGATTTAAACCAGTGGGAATTGATAGATAGTAGAAAAGTGGACTATGATACTGAAGCTGAATTAGACGCTGAATTAGAATTGTTAAACAATCCTAAAAAATCTATTTTATCTAAATTATGGCAATTTGTAAGTACGGGAACTGCTAATCCAAACGCAAAAAGCGAACAAGACGGACAACTTTTTAAGTCAAGATACAGATATAGTGGCGATACTTCAAGCGATTCAAGAGAATTTTGCCAAAAAATGACAGCAGTTAATAAAATATATCGCAAAGAAGATATACAAAGAATGTCAAATAGTGTAGTTAATGAGGGTTTTGGTCCACGTGGGTCAGATAAATACGATATATTTTTATACAAAGGCGGTGGAGCTTGTCATCATTTTTGGACAAGAGAAACATATAGAAAAAAAGCGGATGTTAATAGCCCATTAGCGGAACAAATAAGCCCAGCAAAAGCAAGAAAAGAGGGCGAAATTTTACCAACTAATAACCCGTTAGTATATCAAAGACCGATAGATATGCCTAATAAAGGATTTTTACCTAAATAATTATAAAAATGGCAGAAGCATTATTCATTTCAACAAACGACATAGTTAAATTTACTAATTTAAACGGTAATTTAGATCCTGACTTGTACACTCAGTATATATACCAAGCACAGCAATTGCATATTCAGAACTATTTAGGTACAAAGCTATATAACAAGATTAATGATGATATTGTAGATGGAACGTTAACAAGTCCTTATACAACGCTTTTAAGCAAATATATTAAACCAATGGTAATACATTGGGCAATGGTTGAATTTTTACCTTATTCGGCTTATAAAATATCAAATAAAGGAGTTTTCAAACACAATAGCGAAAACAGCACAACAGTTGAAAAGAATGAAATTGATTTCTTAATTGAAAAAGAAAGAGATGTCGCTCAAAGTTATACAAATCGTTTTATAGATTATATGAATTTTAACCAATCATTATTTCCAGAATACAACACAAATTCAAACGCTGATGTATATCCTGATAATGATGCAAATTTTGTAGGATGGGTACTGTAAAAGAAACATATAAACCGAAAGAAGAGAATATAAAAAAATTACAAATCTTTTTAAATAAATTAGATAAAAAAAATGATACAAACAATTAATATAGGTAGCGTTGCAAATGATGGAACTGGCGACACTATTAGAAATGCTTTTGACAAAGTAAACGATAATTTTTTAGAAGTTTCAAGAGGTTTATATGCTCAAACTGCTTTAGGTAGTAATGTAACTTCGTCAAGTGGAGAAGCTTCTTTAATAGGTGCGGGAGTTGGTTCTTTAATTATTCCAGCTAATTACTTTAAAGTAGGTGATTCATTTACTGCCAAAATGTGCGGTCAATTATCTTGCGGTAATAATCAAATATTACATATTAGAGTTCGTTCAAACGGTGTTATTATAATAGACGCTTTGCAACACACATTATCAACTACGACAAGCAAATATTTTGATTTGGTATTGGATTTAACAGTTACTAAATTAGGAGCTGCTGGAGCTGGAGAGTTGTTCGCAAATGGAGTTTTTACATACAATAGAAATTCTTCTAATGCTATTGAAGGCGTTAATTTTGGATTAATTGATAGTACATTATTTAGCACAACTGTTTCTAATACTTTAAATATTACTGCAGAATGGGTAACTTCAAACGAAGCAAACACTATACGTTCACAAAATTTTACATTAACAAAAGTTTACTAATATGGCAAATAATATAGGTTGGGGGCAAGGTGCTGTTAATAATGTTATAGGTTGGGGACAAGGTGCAATTAATAATATTATAGGTTGGGGGTCTGTTTATTTTAATAGTTACTACAATGAAACGGATATAGTAGGTTCGCCAGTGCCAAGTTTAATTTTTAATTTCAAAGCAAGAGTAGCAACTGATTCAGGTACATTTGAAGCTGAAAGTTGTTTAAATACTACATTAACAAACTTAAACAATATATAATGAGTTTATTAGACAAAGCAAGTTTAATTGTAACCCCTAACGCTGAAAAGGTTGGCAAACTTTACTCGGTGATTCCTTCAGACGGTAATGCTGATTTAACGGTAGTAAGAGGTACAACAGCCACAAGGGTTAATAGTTTAGGATTAGTTGAAAATGTAGCCGTAAACGAGCAGAGATTGAACTATGAGACTGTAGGCGGTTGCCCTGCTATATTAATTGAGCCTCAAAGAATGAAT